ATTTATATGGTCTAATGAAATCTTCAGTCAGTATAGTAAAATCCATACCACGCTTTTGTGACCATTCTTTTGCCGCTTCCCACTTGGCATTGTTCTTTACATATTCTAATACTTCATTCTTCCATTTTTGTGTCTTGCGTGTTGGATTTTTGATTGGTGGTTTGGTGAATCTTTTAGGCTTGACTTCTACTATCAACTGTCGTATATTATTCTCTCTGTCTTTGTATTTGAGATAGAAATCTGGAAAATATCGATGATATTTACCATCAATTGGTGACTTATACGGCACTATCATTTCTTCAGAACCCCACTCCATTACCGATGGATTCGTGTCCAAATACTTCATAACAGTTCGTTCCCACAAACTTCTATAAATAACGTTTGTCGGATCACCTTTATACTTGTTTGGATTCTTCGGTCTATACTTGCCTTTGTATGTCTTCCTATATACCATTATAAATACTTATATGTCTTTAATCAGTGGTTTACTAAACAAATTATCAAGCAATATATTTGGTGGTGGCAATATTGGAACACCAGATAAAGCAGCACTTGGTGCTCAATTGCGACAGCGTTCTAACTTTCAAATTGATAGTAGTCAGTTTGCTCATACAGACGTTAACAAGTTTTCATTTGGTAGTTTAGTCTATCCAGAAGTTTTAGAAACAGACCCTGGTCTAGGTCATTACATGTTGTTCTATATTTACAGAACGAAAAATTCAAAATACAATCCACCAGGCATAGAAACAACACGAAGGGCAGTTGGACCAGGTGGTAGATATACAGAAACACAAACTAGAGCAACAGGTGGTGTTGTTGGTATCGAATCAAGCACAAGAAATGATTTTCAAGCAGATACATTACAGCGTGAGAAAAGAGATTCAATTAGAGAACAACTTGGTTTTGTAAAAACATCAGACGCAATCGCACTATACATGCCACCTAATTTAGAGTTTAGTTATAAAGCAGATTACCGTGCGACAGAAACAGGTGCCGCTGGACAGTTTGCGAAACAATTTGGTGTATCATCAATCAAAGATACGTTAACAAGATTAGGCACCGCTGGTGGTACAGATTTTATTAAAGAAACAATTGGTGAAAAATTACTCAAAGATGTTCCTGCTCAGATTGGTGAGTTTTTAGGTGGTGGTGATATTACTGGTGTGATTCGTTTATCAACACAAAAGGCATTGAATCCACATTTAGAAGCAATCTTTGAAAAAGTAAGTATGAGAGAGTTTTCATATACATTTAGATTCACACCAAAGAACGAAAGAGAAGTTGATACAGTTGATAAGATCATCAAGTTATTTAAATTTCATATGATGCCAGAGAAACCTATGGACAATGCGATTGGTAGATATCTCACCATGCCGTCAGAGTTTGAAATACATTACATGTATAAAGGTGTAGAGAACACTTGGTTGCCATTTGTATCGAATTGTGTATTACAGAATGTTTCATTGTCTTATGGTCCAGGTGGTCAGTATCAAACATTTAGACCAAAGGCGACACCAGATGGTAGTGCGCCACCACCAACAGAGATTGAAATGAAATTAGATTTCATGGAGACAGAGGCAATGACAAAAGAAAAGATTATGGAAGGTTATTAGAATGTATTTCAAAGAGTTTCCATTATATCAATACGACTTCGATGGTAAGGGTCAGAATGTCAAACTAGTCACCGATCTATTACGCCGAGTGGCACTAAGATCAAAAGTAAGAGCAAATACTTTACTGTTTGATAAGTATGATGTGAAAGATGGTGAAACACCAGAGATCGTTGCCGACAAGTATTACGGCAATCCACAATATCATTGGGTTGTTGTTCTATTAAATCACATTACAAATTGGTATGATTGGCCATTAGAAGCAAGTGCCTATGCTGACTTTCTCATAGACAAATATGGTGACAACGTAAATGGCACACATCACCATGAGATTTCACAAGAATCTGGCGATACAACTATCAAACTTCAAGTAGAAAGTGATGTTGCTGGTGCTGTTGCGGTGACAAACAGAGAATTTGAAGATCGATTACAAGATGAGAAAAGACAGATTCGTCTAATTGATCGCACCTATCTTCGTTTGTTTGTAGAAGAATTTAAAAAAATAATTAAGAGATAACAATGAGCGTCACAATTGATCCAAATGTTTTGGAGAAGGCAGGTGATTTTAATTTAGATGAGATCGTCATACGCACAATCACAGACGAATCAGTAGATTTCAAGGCCGCATTCTCAGAAATCAATCTATACGAATCAATTTATTCTAATGCGATGACTGGTAATATCGTCATCAGAGATTCACAGAACTTTATACAACGATATTCGATAGGTGGACAAGAAACAATCGCATTTAATGTTCATACACCTGGTTCTGAGGGTTCTGATCAGATAGATTTAAAGACACACCCTGCTCGTATATTCAAAGTTTCAGACAAGATCGCAACAAAAGAAAGAGAACAAGTCTATACTCTACACTTTTCATCGCAAGAATCAATCATCAATACAAGAAAAAGATTTTCAAGGGCATTGACTGGTACCACATCTGATATGGCAAGAGAATTACTCAAAAATAAAGAGTTCATTGGCACATCAAAAGATTGTTATGTAGAAGAATCAGTTGGTATTCACAAGATTGTCTTTCCATACATGCGACCATTTGGTGCTTTGACGATGTTAGCAACAAGATCAGAGAGTAGTATCTATGATACACCAGGGTTTCTATTCTATGAAACGCATCGTGGATATAACTTTCGCAGTTATGAGAGTTTAACACATGATCAACGAATCCCAATACCAGAACGTATGTTATACACAGACATGCCATACGCAAGAATGTCTGGTAATCCTGCGATGAGGGACATTGTATTTGATATGAGTACAATCAAAGAGTTTAAAATAATGAAAACAACAGATTTGATGGCAGATACCGCGTCTGGTATGTTAAATTCTACTCACTATACACACGACATACACACAAAGACATGGACAAAGACAGAGTATGACTATTTGAATAACTTTGATCAACGATTACATATCGACCAGAATGAATTTAAAACAGATTATAACTCATCATTTGGACCACTATACAGTTCTACACCAGAAACTGCTGACGGATTACTCACATCAGACTTTCCAAGATCCATGATTATGGTATCACCTCGTGCAACTCAACTTCATAGTGAGTCGGCATCTGATCCAAGAGATTATGATAATCGTTCGAATGTCTGGAAACAAAAGGCATTATCGAACAAACTCTCTACCAACGCAATACAAATGGAGATGACTGTTCATGGTAATACCTATCTTGCTGCTGGCGATGTTATTCGTGTTAATCTCACATCAAACGAACCACATAACGCAGGTGACGAACGTATTTACGATGAATATTTCTCTGGTCGTTGGTTGATTACTCATTGCCGTCATGTGATCAATCCAAGAGAACACGAAACAGTTATCATGTGTGTAAAAGATTCATATTTTAAGGCACTACCTACAGGAGGCAATTCAATTGACGCATCGTAATCGATATCGTTGGATTCAGAAAGAGCATCCGTGTATTATGTGTGCCAAAGTCTATAAACTCATCAATTTTCTATTGACAAAATGGGAAAATTGTGTTATAATTAAAGGTAAGAAGAAAAGAGGCATAGGTTAATGAAAGAAAATATACTAGATGTAATGCAAGGATTACTCGATGAGGGCGTCTATGACCCTAGTATTTTCAAAGCAATCTTCCTTGCTGGTGGGCCCGGCAGTGGTAAGTCATACGTCACACGAAGAACAACTGGTGGATTTGGTATGAAACTCATCAATCCAGACCCTGCTTTTGAAAAGATTCTCAAAGACGCAGGTAAAGACTTGGATATGACCAAGATGAATCCAGATGAACGTGACCTGTTGCGTCTCCGTGCGAAAGACTTAACACGAAAACAAGAAAGACTGTATATCGCAGGTCGTCTAGGACTGATATTAGATGGCACTGGTAAGGACTTCGATAAAATCAGTCGCACAAAGAAGAACTTAGACACCCTAGGATACGATAGTTTTATGATTTTTGTAAACACATCGTTAGAGGTTGCGTTAGATCGTAATCGTAAACGTGCCAGAACACTACCAGAACCAATGGTGAAAGACTTCTGGACAGATGTTCAACGCAACATTGGTAAATTTCAAGGA